TTAGGTGGAATCGAAGTTAAAATGCATGAAAAAGAAGGTTTATGGAACCCAGAATTGACTTTTGGTCATTTACTCACAAGTACAAATTATGATGATACACAAAAACGTGTTGTTGGTGGTCGTAACGGATACGGTGCAAAACTTACAAATGTATATTCATCAAAATTTTCTATAAAAATTAAAGATGGTGAAAATAAGTGTATATATACACAACAATGGTCAGATAATATGAAATTGTGTGGTACACCTAAAATAAAAAAGTATTCGGGTGCTACATCAAGCGTTTCAATTACTTTCGTCCCTGATTGGAAACGTTTTGGTATGACAAAAATGGATGATTCTATATACAAAATATTTGAAAAACGTGTATATGATGCGAACATTTGTACATCACAAAACTGTAAAGTGAAGTTTCAAGGTGAAGCGTTACCTAAAGCTACATTCAATACATATGCAAAAATGTATACGAAATCTGATGAAATGTGTACATTCACTAGCGATAGATGGTCGGTATGTATCGCACCTTCGGATGATGGTTTCGAACACGTATCGTTTGTAAATGGTATCTGTACTACAAAAGGTGGTTCACACGTTGACCACGTTTCAGGGATACTCGCGAATGGTATAATTGATGATATGGCAAAGAAGATAAAACTTCGACCACAACAAGTCAAGAATGCATTTTTTGTCTTTGTAAAATCGACACTTGTTAATCCAAGTTTTAGTAGTCAGGTTAAATCGGAATGTACACTTAAACCACAGGATTTTGGGAGTAAGTTTGAACCGTCAAAAACGTTTATAAAAAATATTCTAAAAACGAGTATTCAAACTGAACTCATGGCACTTTCAAAGTTTCGTGAAATGAAAGAGCTCAAAAAGACAGATGGTTCACGTAAATCAAAAATAACGGGTATTCCAAAACTCGATGACGCAAATAAGGCCGGTACATCACATTCTGGAAAGTGCACACTTATCGTTACCGAAGGAGATTCTGCTAAAACGCTTGCAATTGCAGGTCTTTCGGTCGTTGGTCGCGATTATTACGGTGTTTTCCCACTTCGAGGTAAATGTAAGAACGTTCGTGACGCGAGTGTAAAACAACTTACCGAAAACAAAGAATTTAACGATCTTAAAAAGATTTTGGGACTTCAACAAGGTAAAGTGTATACGTCACTCTCCGAACTCAGATACGGACGACTCATGATCATGACCGATGCAGATAACGATGGAAGTCATATCAAGGGTCTCATCCTTAACATGATTCATTATTTCTGGCCAAGTTTACTCAATTTAAAATTTGTTGTGAGTATGGTCACTCCTATCATAAAAGCAAGTAAGGGTTCAGAAACAAAATCGTTTTATACAGACTCGACGTTTAGACAATGGTACGGTAACGGTAAAGCTGGGTGGAAAATCAAATATTATAAGGGTCTCGGTACATCTACATCTGTGGAAGCACGTGAATACTTTAAAAAAATAAAAGATCTTACTGTTCAATTCGATGCAGATAGTTCCATGGACGAATCTATAATTCTCGCATTCGATAAGACAAAATCAGATTTACGTAAAACGTGGTTACTTGAAAGTACAGAAAAGAATGCATCTGAACTTGAAATACCATATGGTAACGTTGAACGTCTTGGTATTTCTGATTTTATTCATAAAGATTTAGTAAATTTCAGTCTTGCTGACTTAAAAAGGTCTATTGCGCACGTTTCTGATGGTTTAAAACCGTCTCAAAGAAAAGTGTTATACGCGTGTTTCACTAAGAATCTCATATCTGAAATGAAAGTTGCACAATTGGCCGCATATGTTTCTGAAAAAACATCATATCATCATGGTGAAGTGTCTTTAGCAGATACTATTGTAAAATTAGCGCATAATTTTACGGGGTCGAATAATATTAATTTACTTGAACCATGTGGTCAATTTGGTACACGTCTCATGGGTGGTAAAGATGCAAGCCAAACTAGGTATATATTTACAAAACTCACTAAAAATGCGCGAATATTATTTGATTCGAGGGATGATCCAATATTAAACTACCTCGACGATGACGGTAAACAAATAGAACCCGATTATTATGTTCCTATTTTACCAACTGTTTTAATAAATGGAACCGAAGGTATTGGTACGGGTTTTAGTTCATATATACCACCGTTTAACCCAATTGATATACGTGCAAATATTGAACGTATAATTAGGGGTGAAACTGTTATTCCAATGAAACCGTGGTTTGATAAATTTAAAGGTCGTGTTTTTAGTAATGAAGATGGGTTATGGATTACAGAAGGTGTATGGAAATCTTCGAGTAAAAATATATCTATAACAGAACTTCCACCGGGGCGTTGGACGCAGGAATATAAGGAGTACCTCGATACCCTTATCGAAAAAAAGAAAATTACAAACTATGTAAATAACAGCACAACCGAAAATGTTAATTTTGATATAACGGGGTACACTGGTGGTGATATTATAAAAGATTTCAAACTTCAGAAAACGTTTCATGTATCAAATATGCATTTGTTTCACCCCACAAAAGGTATTCATAAATATACGAGTCCAGAAGAAATACTCTTCGATTTTGTTGGTATACGATCAGAAACATACAAGAAAAGAAAAGTACATCTTATTACTACACTGAAAAATAAAGTAAAAAAATTAGAAAATGTGTCAAAGTTTATTGATATGGTTATTCACGAAAAACTTATTGTTTTCAAACGTAAACGGTCGGATCTCGAACATGAAATGAAAAAACTATTTGATAAAATAGATAATTCGTATGAGTATTTATTGAATATTAAAACATATCAGTACACGCACGAAGCTGTACAAAACCTCAGGGAAGAAACTACAAAATCGAGAATAGAACTTGACATGTTACAACAATTATCTCATGTCGATATGTGGAAAAGGGATTTAAAAATATATAAACAATAAGTAGTAAGTATGTGTGATACATCTGGTCCAAATACCGGTTCTATATTATCACTTAATGCAATTGGTAAACAAGATACATACCTTTTAGAAGATGATCCTATTCATTCACTCTTTAAGTATGAACCTAAAAGACACGCTAATTTTACAAAATTTCATAAAAATTTAAATGTTAATAAACCGAGTAATGCCTCAGCGACATGGCCATTTGGTAAAACTATAAAAGTTACATATAATCCAAAGAATATGGGTGACCTTTTAGCAAATATGTACGTAACATTTGAAATGCCCCGTTTGACGGGGTCAGATAGTTATTATGCAGACCAAATTGGACGACACATTTTTAAATCTGTAACCATGCGTGTCGATGAAACTGTCGTTGAAAAATATCATGGTGATTGGGGTATCATATACGATGAACTGTATCTCGATGAATCTGAAAAAAGAACAAAAAGATACACTTTAAATAGAAATAATGCAGAAGACACGTCTTTATTATCCGGTAATCAATTTCTAGCACAAGAAACATCGCGTGTTTATATTCCAATACCTTTACTCTTTTCACGTAAGTATGAAAGTGACGAATATGAAACAAATAAACCAAATCGTCCTTATTTTCCAACGTGTGCTATACATAAACAAAAACTCCAATTTGAATTTGAGTTTCATAAACAGTCATTTTTTACAAACGAAACGGATGAATTAACAATAAGTGAATTTGATATTGTCACTGAAGAGATAACACTCGAACCATCTGAACGCGCATATATAGCAAATAAAAGACATGTACTCGTTACAGACATTGTTAAAAAACACCCTACTTTAGATATACCAGTAGATGTAAAAAACGCAAAAATTGAACTCATCCCAAACACACCAGTTAAAACTATAAACTGGTTTTTTAGACAAAAAGCTTTTGAAAATGAAGATGTATTTACAGGTGGTACAACTCTACTTGCAAATGTTTTTGCAAATAGGTATAATTTTTCTTCAAATGTAGAATATTCTGTAAACAATGAATTTTACAACCCTCCTATGTCAAGTGCAAAAATATTCGTAAATGGTGAAGATATACCAAATATTCAAGATAGTGATCATAAATATTTTAAATATGTTGTTCCGTTTTCAAGTCGGTTATCAAGACCTTTGCGAAATATTTATACGTATGCATTCTCGATGAATCCTATTAATGTGGAACCATCGGGAATGTTGGATTTTAGTCAGTTACAATCAAATAGAACTATTTTAGATGTAAATATGAAAACTGGTCTTACAAGTGATTATACACTACATTTATATTATGTAGGATACCAAACATTCATTTTTGAAAATGGAGTCATGACACTTGTTTAGTAAAGAGTGCATTTTTATGATCACGGATATACTCGATTATATTATTTTTTATACACCATCTTATGAAATTCAACTGTGCAACAGTAGTATGTATTTCATTAGATGTACCCGGAACAGTATATGATATTTTAGATGAACGACAAAATGGATCAAAAAGTTTTTTACTATATCCATCTAAACTTGATTTATATGCACAATGTACACTAAATATTTTACCGTCGTTTGTTTTGTATGATAAATTATTTTTCTTTGAATAATTTGTGATAAACCATTCAAGATTTCTTAAAGAAATACCACCAGTTTTATTTAAAATTTCTAAAAGTGTAGCTCTATTCTCGGGATTATTATAAAATGTATCGATCGATGTTAGTAGAATAGCTGATTTATTCATTATTACATTATTCCACGCAATTCTCTAAATCCCTTTCTTGATACTTCACATGCAGGACACCCTGGTTTAAATATACATTCTTTTAAATTATGTGTATGACGTATACCTTCATTATTTTTAGGAATCATCTCTACTGGATCTCTAAGTTGGGGTTGATCTATATGACTCCCACACATTCCATTAATTTTAGCTTTTGCTAAACATGGAGAACCATCTTTTTTAAAACCTCTACAGAAATTTAACGGGTTCGGGATTTCAGATAGTAAAAGTTTTAAATTTATAGAATATTTATATGATATTTTTTCCATTATCCTTATAGTACGTCTATATAGTTCAGTTTCTACTTCTTCATCCCAAAGTGTCTGTAATTTTCTGGATGTCATATTTTAAATATGACATTATTTTTTAAGTGTTTTGAACATATCACTTATTTTTTGTTGCCCCTCGACTTCATTTTTTTTCTTTGGTCGCCGCTTCGGTTTTACACGTGTTAGAAGTTCCCCAAATATTTCCTCTTTTGGGTCTTCAAAGAGTGGTTCTATTAAATCGCACACGGGATTTAAAAACTTATTTATAAAATAATATGCATAGTCCACTTTTAAATTATTATCTTTTGCGTATTTAGGATCTTCTGATTTTTCATATGCTTTTGCTTTAGGATCACCTGTATCAAGAAGAATATATGGTACACGATCACCCGATTGTGGTTCGGAACCTGGTTGTCGTTCACGCATTTTGTTACGTACTTGAACGTGCGCCAAATTTTGCGATTTATATGAATCGGATAAACCCTGACTCAAAATAAGTTTTTCGTTTGGTACATCACCTTCAATAAGTTCAATAGCCCTTTGTAAAGCAAGTGCTTTTGGTGGTCCAGTATCACTACTTTCTAAAACGACATCAAGAAGTTCTTTACAGACTTCACGCATGTGTGGTGTATTGTCTCTTCGTACTAATTGAAGCCCCTTTACGTCTATATAATCCATGTTCATGTTACCATCTTTACCCTTTGTCCACAACTTTGCCGCGTACCGTTTCTTTGAATATAAGAAATATGGGCAATATACCTTCTCAAGTTCAAGATTATTAGGTGCTTTGAAGAGTTTAGTACACTCTTCTGCAGCGCGTTCACCTATTTCCCAACTATATTCAATTGCCTCTTTTCCAGTACGGTTTCCTACATCGAATTCAACCATTACAGAATCAGTGTCGCCATATCTTACCTTTGCACCCGGGAAATTCTTTTCAACATATGCTTTTGTTTCATCAATCATACTTCGACCTTTTAGAGTTACTGTTGAGGCAATTTGTACACAGGGTAACATACCTTTTGATGCACCCGTAAAACCGTACACGGAGTTCATAGACACTTTATACGCCAATTGTTTACCATTATACATCTCTTTTAGGGCACCGGTCGATTGCGCCATATCTTTTTTAGCTTGTTTACGAAACTGTTTCAATTCTAGAAGAATACTTGGTAAAAGACTAGGAACATCTTGTGCAAACTTATAAAACCCAAACGTTTCGTATGTTATACCTGGTACATTCTCGTATTTCGAATCCATAACCATCGAAGAATAACATAAATTATGTGCCATCATAATTGATGGATACAGACCTTCAAAATCAAGTGCTGTAATGGGTGTATAGTACGCACCTTTCTGTGCGTCTAGAACAGTTGCACCTTCATACCCATCGGCAGAATATTGCCCCCATGATATAGTTGGAACCATAAATCCCATTTCACGAGCCTTTTTTGTTAACAAACTAAATACTTTGATTTGTTGCCCCCTTTCCACAAGATAACACAGGGGAACCCATGTCGCTTTAGCCATTTCCAGGAGATTAACAAGTGTAGATAATTTTGATAACAAACGATGAGGTAAAAGTGTATCCTTAATACAATATTCAGCAACCTCACGCAACTTTACAGGATCTTCTTCAACGAAACGTGCAAACATTTCTTTAGGTGGCATATCAATTTTGTTATCACCAAGATACAGTTTCGAAACGTTATCGAGTTTATATGAATCGAGTTTATACCCCTTTTTAACTTCATGAAACAAATCAAAAATAAACCGCCCGGGCATAGGTAAGATCTTAAGATCATTATCACCAAGTGCACTCGACGACAACTTCTTATATATAAGTTCACATGAATGATTCTTCATTTTACTCATTTCATAAAAGGATACATCACAATTTGTCATAACCGCACGTTTCATTATATATTCTAAATCAAAACCAAATATGTTCCAACCAGTTATGATATCAATATCTTTTTCCATGAGATACTCTTTAAACGCCATAAGCATTTCACGCTCAGTTTCGTAACTCTTAATTATACTCCCTTCCAAGTTCGAATCTGTTTTTTTATAACAAAAACATGTTTTATTATACGGTACATCGGAACCAAAGTGTGCAAGTGATACGGCAATCTGGAAACATGCATCTCCTTTTACATCTGCATCAGGAAACTTACCTGTTGAACTATTACATTCAATATCAACAGATGCAACCACAAATGGTGCAGTCTCTGGAATATCAACTGGTTTAAGCGTTTTCCAATCGTTACAGAATAGGTCTATATTAACGTGTGCTAAATGTGAACGTACACATTCATTCCCAGAATCCATCCACCCAGTGGATTGAATGTTAGTTCGGTGCATTAACCTCAGAACAGGGTCCAAATTTGATTCGTATACTTTATATTTCACAACTTCATCAGGTAATGTACGTTTTAATCTCCCATTCACCGTACGTCTTGACGCAAGGTTCTTGAAATTTAATTGCATGAAAATAAATTTTTCATTATTTTGAAAACCCCATACATCTTTAGACTGAACAATATCATAACTTATCAAACATTCAGGGCATACTTTATCAATCTTTGTATATAAATTACGAATATCCATTTGTGATGTTTTCTTCGGGAGTTTCACGAAGAAGTATGGTGTAAAACTGGTTGTAACACATACAGACTTACCTTCATTTGTTTTACCAAAAATACTAATCAAGTGTTCGTCCTCCGTGTCTTGTGTTTCCCAGGTCAATACTTGGAACACGACCATTTTATCTTATTACGTTAACGCCCGATTTTTTTAATATAGTATAGTAGTAAATATGTCAGCTGCTTTGATTGATCTCGTCTCAGTCGGTGCCCAGGACGTCTATATCACGGGCGATCCTCAAGTCTCTTTTTTTAGACAAAACTATAAACGTCACACAAACTTTTCGATAAAACCAGAACGTATGGATTATATCGGAACATTCACTTCAGGCAATGAAGTATCTATACCTATCAAATCGAAAGGTGATCTTTTGAGTTACATGTGGATTGAAAATGCCAATATTAACAATAATAATCATAATAACTGTATTTTTAAATCCGCTAATGCGACATCAGATGAAACTTCACCAACTGAATTCTCTTTGTGGATTGGTGGTCAAGAAGTTACCAAATTGGATTCACTTTTCATTAATACCGTACACAATACGTTATATAACGAATCTTCGGCGAAAGCGACGTGTGCCATGACGACCCAAGATGGTGGTGATAATGTTTCCACCGGTAGTTACATAATCCCATTCTTCTTTAGTGAAGATTGGACGAAATCTTTACCACTCGTCGGTCTTCAATACCACGAAGTTGAAATTAGAATTAAGTGTAGAAATGGTACGTTTGACTTGGGTTCTTCGCCAAAGGTATACGGTTCTTATGTATTTGTTGATACAGATGAGCGCGAATTCTTTGCAAACGGTGAACACGAACTTCTCATTACACAAACACAACACCAGCCAATGTCTGCTTCTGATACGTCTATTGATTTGACTTACTTTAATCACCCAGTAAAAGCCGTTCACATAGCTGCGGGTAATCACTTGAACACAGCATACACATTCACTGATTCGTCTATGTTTATCAACGGTGTCCCACTCTTTGAAAATATGACACACGAATACCACAGAAACGTTGTTCCATCGAGACACTGTTCAGTTCTTAACAGCACAGTTGATTCGGAGCAAATATATACATGGCCATTCTGTCTTACAATGAACAAGTCTCAACCAACGGGTACTTTGAACTTTTCGCGAATCGATAACGCGAAGATAAATATTAACACTCCAGCAAGTTTAGCCCTTGATATGATTCGTGCGTATGCGGTCAACTATAACATTCTCAGGATTAAGAATGGTATGGGTGGTATCGCATTTGGTAACTAATTTTTAATTTAATTTTTACCCGAAGATCCAAAACCTCGTTCACCACGTTTTGTCTCTTTCAATTCATCAACTTCCTCAATAAGTGGTGTTTCACACTTTTCCAAAATTAATTGTGCGATTCTATCGCCTTGTTTAATTTCGAATGATTCACTTCCGTGATTAAACAAGATAACCTTCAGTTCACCAGTATAGTCTGGATCAATAACACCAGCACCCGTTTGAATACCATGTTTTACACTTAAACCTGATCTAGGCGCAATACGCCCATACACACCTTGAGGAATAGTTGCACAAATGCCTGTACTTACAATACCTCTTTCACACGCGTTGATCTTCATATTTTCCATACTATATAAATCGTATCCGACCGAACCCGGGGATGCGCGTGTCGGTAAAGTTGCTTCGAGAGTTAATCGTTTAATTCTGAGTGTTTCCATGTTTTTTATTAATATAAGAACGTTTTCTTTAAAACCATTTAAAATATTGTGACGTATAATTAGAAATGAGTCTTAAAATTATTATGGGTAATATGTTTTCGGGGAAAACGTCTGAACTTATCAGGCGTTTAAAACGGTACAAAGTTATAGGTAAACGTATTCTCGTTATAAACTCTAAAAAAGATACACGTGCATCTGAAGACGTATTACGTACCCATGATAACGTTCGTTTTGATTGTGTAAAAACAAATGATCTTGGTAGCGTTGATTTTTCAGATATAGATGTCATAGCTATAGATGAAGCTCAATTTTTTACAAAACTCAAACCATTCGTAGAAAAAGTTCTCGATTCGGGTAAAACTATTTTACTTGCGGGTCTCGATGGTGATTATAAACAAAGAAAATTTGGAGAACTTATAGATTGCGTACCTCTCGCCGATAAAGTGTTTAAAATATCGGCGATGTGTATGGATTGTATGGATGGAACACATGGGCCATTTACAAAAAGAATTATTGAAAATGATGATCTCGAACTCGTTGGTGGTAATAACATGTACAAAGCGGTATGTCGGAAACACCTTTAGTAAAAATATATCCAGTAATTATATATGCGTGTTCATTTGAAAAACAGTTCTCGTATTGATAAAAAGTTTAGAGTTACTTTTGAAAATGGTAGAACAGTTGATTTCGGTGCAAGAGGGTACTCAGACTATACAATACATAAAAACCCTTTACGTATGCGTTCATACATAACGCGCCACGGTGGGTTTGTTCCTTACATGGTTCAAAAACAAACTGATCCTAAACTGGTTCATAAAAATATGCTCGACGTATCTCGAAGCGATAGAGAAAACTGGGGTAAAACAGGTATCTATACAGCTGGTTTTTGGTCAAGATGGCTTTTATGGAGTCACCCAGAACTCGAATATGCGAAAAAGATTATATCTAAGAAGTTTGATTTATCTTTTCTTTAAGGCCACGACGTTTAAGGTTTGCTTTTAAAGCAGTCATTAAATTTGCGCGTGGATCTTTTCTAGTTGGAACTGGAGGTGGAGGTGGAGCGCGTGGAACTGGTGGTGCGCGTGGAACTGGTGGTGCGCGTGGAACTGGTGTAGAAACTCGACGAACACGTGGAACATTTGGTTCTATTGTTCGTAAAAGTTTTTTACATGTTCGTAAAAGTTTTTTTGAATCACGAACCTGAATTTCCAACGCTGGTGGACGCCGCCTTTGAATTTTCATCTTAAGTTCCTTTTCACTCAGAGGGACGCGTTTACCCTTGATTTTTTTAGTCACGCGGAGACCAAGACGTTTTGCTTCGTCTTTTAATAAATCGATCTTCATTTATATTACTCAATATTTTTCTTTGATAAATATAAAGATGGACAGGCTATCTCAACTTACATTTTTATGTTTTTTGTCTTCTGTTTTATCGTGTGCTGATAGTGTCATAACAATGACAACACCTAAAAATGTTTCAAACGTTACTAAGACGATATCGTCTTTATCAAACAGTATTTTATGTTTAATGTGTCTGTATATATTACTTATCGTTCAATAATCAAAAGAAATTATCCGTTCTGTACATTTTTGCCTGAAATGAACCTGTTTGTCCTAAAACCGAAACAGTTTCATTTCCATAGAGTTCTCTACATCCAATATCATCCATACAATCACGGTTATCAATAGTTACTGGAAGTGGGTACATTTGATCACCTGGTGTTGTCGTATAATAATGATATTGATCACGACGTCCCCGAACTTCTTTACCGTATAAAGGTAAAGTTTCTTCATCAGAACCTACAAGAACACCCATCTGTTGGACGTACCCTGGTTTATACTCCTTGATTGGTGGTCTTCGAAACTCCCTTTCAACTGGTATCTGAACAGGGACTTCGACTGGGACTTCTACTGGTACATGAACCCTCTTTTTAATAATGATTGGATTACTTATTTGATATACAACTATAGTAAAGAGTACCATTAACGCAACGATCAAAAGTTTTTGTTTTGTTTTCGTTTTCATTTATATATACTAACATTATTTAACGAGACGTTTCTTAAGTTCATACAAAGGTTCTAAATCAATTCTATTAAGTCTATACTGAACAAGTAACCAAAGAAAAAAGAAAACAGCTTTTAAGAAATTATTTGCTTCTGTATCGTCCATTTTATATATAGGACCCATCACACGACCAAAAAAGGTTTCATCTTTATCGTTTCCTGTCACGACCATTTCCATCTGAGTTAATGCACATGTATCGTCATTAACAGACCAGTGAAAAAATATAAATGGAACAAGGAGAGAATAAAACTCGAGGTTTTGTTTATTCTTCATAAAAGGAACAACTAACATTGTTATGAAAAAGAGCAAGTGGACGAAAAATATAATGTTCATCTCTATTAGTATGAACGAAGAAAAGAAACTCCCGAAGATATGGCACCCTCAACAGGAGAAAATACTAAAAGCATGGGGTGAAGCTGCGGCCTGTTATAGATATATGCATTATCAAGCATATTGTTCATTCAAGAATTTGAGTATGAAATTTACTATACCACTCATAATTGTAAGTACAGTTACAGGTACTGCCAACTTTGCACAAGAAACATTTCCACCTTCTGTACAACCATTTGTACCCTCAGCTATCGGTGGTTTAAACTTAATCACAGCCATCGCAACAACGATAATGCAATTTCTTAAAATTAATGAACTCATGGAAGGTCACCGCGTCGCATCCGTCCAATATGGTAAAGTTTCACGAACAATACGTCTCGAACTCACATTACCACTTTCAGAAAGAACACAAAACGGAACAGTTATGATTGAAAATATGCGGACAGAATATGATCGTTTAATAGAACAGTCACCTAATGTACCTAGAAAAACATTGGACGCATTTGAACGTGAATTTCCTGATGATAATGCATTCTTCAAACCTGAAATTATGCATATACAACCAATACTCCCATTTAAAGCAATTGAAGAAAACAAAGTTATAACTAAATTAAAAGATGCTGTAGGGGGTGTAGCAAGACGTGAACTCAAACATGAACTCGATGAAATACGTGGAATATCAAATAATGTAAAAAAAGCTGTTAAAGCTGATATAGAACGTGTACAAGAACGAAAGGATGAAATATCAGATTTAAAAGGTAAAGGTCTTGTGAGTTTGAAAGGTGATCTTATGAAAGAACTTCGTCGACGCACTGAACTTATGGAAGTTGTTACAGAATCACCGAAAGACGATTCACAAGATAAGCAACCATAATAAATAGAGTAAAGTTAAAGACTGTAATACACATCAAATAAGGAAACAATCTCCTTTTTAAGGGGTCTATCACTCTTGTTTGAAGTGTATTATTTTCCATAATAATATCTAACGCCTGAGTAGCGAGATCTATATCTTCATTATCTTTCGACATGAATGCCTTTGTTACAATACATAAACAAAAAAAGGTTAGTTGTATTTCGCTCCATGACCGCGAAGTAAAAGAAATTACGTCTCTATTAGAAAACGGTAAAAATGTATTTTTATGTGGTGCGGCTGGTGTCGGAAAAACATTCGTTATTAATAGAATTCTTGATGAGACGAATAGTATAGAAATATATGATGAAGTGTTACGTAAAAAAGATATATTCCTAAGTACGATAAAACATTCAGATATGTACGTATATATAGACGATTACGAATCCGATACCGCATACAAAAGTATAGTGGAAACTGTATGTGAAGGCGGTAAAATTGCAAAAAAACCGTTACTCGTTACGTCTAAAAATGTACATATGTTACCTAATTTTAAACTTGTATTTATACCAAAACGAAAACCTGAGACTATTCAATGGTTAAATAAAAATCACCCACGGACAAAAATAGCGTCTGAAAAGTGTAAAGGAAATATCGGGAATTATTTTAATTACCTTAATTTTAGTGATGATAAAGATATTTTTAAATCTTCAAAAGAAGTTATTGAAGATTTATTTTGTAAACCGGGTAATGTAGATATAGAAGAAACAATACACGAACATGGACATATTTGGGGTGCCATACATGAAAATTATCTTGGATCGGATACAGACCATTACGATAAAATTATGCTCAGCTTAGTAAATGCGGATCTATACGATACCGAACTATATAAAGGTGAATGGGATTTCATGCCTTACTTTGTTTTAAACGCCATAAAAATTCCTAAAATATACATGAAAAATATACTTAATAAAGACAAAATTCGTCCGGGAAGTGCGTGGACAAAATATGGGAACCAGAAAATGCGTGAACAGAAAATTCGAAGTATACAAGTACGTTCACATACAAAAATGAGTCACCACGAGTTTATGCTTTTACGTGAGTATGCACAAAAAGGTGATGTCTCAAAGTTTAAAGAGTACTCGTTAACACCCCAGGATTTTGATGTTATGAACCACCTTGGTTTACAAAACAAACTAAAACAACGAGAGGTTACTAAAATAAAAAAAATGATTAAAGAAAACGATATAAACTAATTAAATGAATACTACTACGACACCCACAGAAGACACCGATGAATTTAAGGTGTCTCGAGTCATGGGAAACGAAATTTTTTATTGTGGTGAAATAACAGATGTAGATATTCTTGAATTTATTGAAGATTTTAAGAAACTTGAAATTGAACTTCTTAAAAAGAAGGCTGAACTCATAGGATATGAACCAGTCATATACGTTCATATATGTAGTGAAGGTGGCGATTTGTTCGCGGGGATAAGTGCTATGAATATTATAGAAAAATCTCGAGTTAAAGTCGTGACTATTGCACAAGGTGTGTGCTGTTCGGCTGCAACATTTCTCCTTTTAGGTGGTCACGAACGTCGTATAGGTAAAAATGCACACGTTCTCATACACCAAATAACTACAAACGGTTTTTGGGGTAAATATGAAGAACTCAAAGACGAAATGAAATCGTGTGATAAATTCATGGATATGGTTATAAAAACATACAAGGAAAAAACAACTATACCCCAAAAGCAGTTTAAGAAAATTATGAAACGTGATATGTATTTAGATGCACAAGAGTGTATCAAGTATAACGTCGTTCATTCGATTGATTAGATATATCAATATGTCGTTTATATAACCCAATAACAGATATAAGTATTATAAAAATACAAATCGTATTTGCGTTTATAGGAATAACCGTGTTTTCTGGAGGCCTAAGTCGTTCCATTCTTTTATAATCTACAACTGGTAGAACACTACTCATCTATTATAATGGAAACAATTTTTAAAACTGATAAAAACGGCAATCAAAGGTACACGTCTATTCGAGTAGAAAAACTCGAGGACGGTACTGCAAATATTATTAAAGCAACTGGTGTTGTTGATGGTAAAGAATCTATCTCAACAACACACGTACCACGTGGATATGAAAGTGCCCTGAAAAGAGCTAAAACCATGTGGAAAAATTTACAAGTTCCAGATGTTATGCCTATGTTGGCAAATAAATGGGAAGACCGTAAAAAGTATATAACCGAACCATTTTACGTACAACCTAAACTTGACGGTGTTCGTTTACTTGTCTCGAACAAAGGTGGGATTTCACGTACAGGTAAACTTGTTCCTGGAACTGAGTACCTTGGTAAAGGGCTAAGGGATGGTGAATATCTCGATGGTGAATGTTACGATCCGAATAAAACATTTGAGGAAATTACAAGTTTGTTTAAAACCGACCCAAAACAACTTGAATTTTACGTGTTTGATTATTTTGACGTTAAACGTCCAGAATTATCATTTGAAGAACGTAAAATGTACGTCACTGTAGAAACAAAACTCGTTCGTAAAAAAACGTGTTTGAAACAGTTTCATGAACAGTTCGTTTCACATGGTTACGAAGGAACAATGATTCGTGAAAAATCGAGTGTATATGAAAATGGGAAACGAAGTAATTATCTTTTAAAATTCAAGGATTTCATGACGGAAGAATACGAAGTCGTCGATGCAAAAACGGGACATGGACGTGATGCAGATGCAGTCGTATGGGTATGTAAAACGGAAAATGGAAATACATTCTGTGTTCGACCAGAAGGTTCTATCGAACAAAGAGAGTATTTTTATACTAATAAAGAAAAGTATTTCGGTAAAATGCTTACCGTAAAGTTTCAAAACTTGACCGATTTAGGAATACCAAGATTCCCCGTGGGAATCGTATTTAGAGATTATGAATAAATATATTATACTACATAAAATGAAAAGAGTTGCTATTGATCTCGACGAAGTTCTTGTCTCGTTCGTTAAACCCATGGCGAAGTTCCGCGGGTATAAAATGCCTACCGAAATAAAGTATCCGTACGTGTATAAAGATATGTTTAACATTACCGAAACTGAATCGCGAAACATGGTCCACGACTTTTACGAATCAGAAGAGTTCGCAAAACTTAAACCGATAAAGGGGACGTGTAAAC